AAGGGAAACCACCACTAGCAGCAGTAAAATCTGCAATAGAGAATGGATAAGCAATAACGTTAGTCGTTGCTCCAGCTCCATTTGCAATTGCACCAACAACAGCTTTTACAGTAACTCCAGTTGCAGGATCCATAACAACGATCGTGTCATTAGGGAATACTGCATTTTGTATAGCAGTTGCTCCAAGTCCTTGATTCAACGTCGGAACGTTTAGAATAAAGTTAAGAGCACCACCACCTTGTGGACATGCAACGTTTGTATATGATATGTGTAATCTATTTTGTTCTGACCAGATAACTTGATCAGATGTCATTGGCATTTCAGCGCCAACCATACGTAAGAAACCGTTTAAAGTTCTATTTCCGTATCTTTCTACC